CTTCCTGGGACGGCGACAGCTTCATGGCGCTCAAGCCCTTCGGCAGCCAGCTCATGGCCTTCAAGCGCAATAACGTGTGGCGCATCCTTGGCACCAATCCCGGCGAGTACGTATTCTCCGAGCAGTACGGCGGCGGCACAGCCTATGCCAACACCGTGGCGGTGGATGGATCGCGGATCCTGATGCTGGGTCGGGACGGCCTTCTGCAGTACAACGGCGAGAGCGTTGCGCCCTATTATCAGGAATACGCCTGCGGTGTGTTTGGCCGCATGAATCAGAAGGCGCTGGACAAGGCCTTTGCCTGTATGTACGGGGATCTTTATTACTGCGCTCTTCCACTGGATGACAGTCAGGACAACAATGCTGTGCTCCTCTACAATACCGTCGAACGCACATGGATTCTGCGTGAAAATGTGGAGGTGGAGGCCTTTCTGCCTACGGAGGACCGGCTGTACTACACCAGCGCCACCACGCCCGGCCATGTGTGGCTGTGGCAGGACGATTCTGTTTCCTGCGGCGAGGCTGTGCCCATGCGCTGGGTAAGCGGCTGGCAGGATTTTTCGTACAAGAACATGGTCAAGTCCGGCTTTTCGGTCTATCTGACGGTGGAATGCACAAAGCCCGTCACCCTCACCATCGGCATTGAAACTGAGAAGAAGCGCAAAACCAAGACCGTTCTCTTTCAGCCTCCTGCGGATGGAAGAGGAGCAAAGCAGCGTCAGCTGCGCTTTGGCGGCAGCGGGAGGCGCTTCAGGCTGATCATTGAGAGCGGCGGAACCGTTCCGTGGCGGCTGCTTGGCGGTCTTCAGGCGGAAGCCGAGACGGATGTGGACTGAGGTGAATGCGGATGACAAAGAAAGCAAGGCAGCCCTATCAGTATGAGCCGCCTGTGACTCCTTCTGGATGGAAGGGCGACGAGCAGCGCTTTTCCATCCGCGTCAAGGCCATACTGGAGGACTTGTACCAGAAGTTCAGCTCCCTTTCATCCAGACCGTCTGGCGGTGGTTCTGTAGAGAGCGTCAATGGTGTACTGCCGGATGCAAGCGGTAATGTAGAGATTCCTGTTGACGGTGAGGATGGCTTTTCGCCAACTGTAACCGCAACAGAAACCAGTGATGGAATCCTTCTTACGATTACCGATGTAAACGGAACAAAATCAGCGTCCGTCAAAAACGGTGCGACAGGCCCACAAGGGCCTCAGGGAATCCAAGGCGAGCAGGGAGAACAAGGGCCTCAGGGTATTCAGGGTGATAAGGGTGACACTGGCGATACAGGCCCACAAGGCATTCAGGGGCCGCAAGGCGAAGTCGGGCCGCAAGGGCCTAAAGGCGATACTGGTGCAACTGGCCCTCAAGGCCCGAAAGGTGACAAGGGTGACACTGGCCCGGAAGGCCCTCAGGGAGAAAAGGGTGACACTGGTGCAACTGGCCCTCAAGGCCCGAAAGGCCCCCAAGGCGAAACTGGCCCTCAGGGGCCGCAGGGCGAACAAGGCCCTCCCGGTACAGGCAAGGTATCATCGGTAAACGGATTACAGCCTGATGCAAACGGCAATGTGGAGCTTGGTGACATTGGTGCGGTTAAGACTGTGGATGATGTACAGCCGGATGGGAGTGGAAACGTTCTCCTTGGTGCCGCCAAACTAAGCAATTACATCACCACAATGTCCGCTTCGGAATTTGAATTGCTGACAACTGCCGAAAAAGCTGCATTATACGCGCAGGGTGTACGCGTGTTGGCTGTGGACAGCAGCCTTGACCCTGACAGCCTGACGGATCTGCAGCGGTTTGCAGCGTTTGCCCATCCTGTTGGCTGTATCGTGGAGATGACTGTTGCAACCAATCCCGCAACGCTATGGGGCTTTGGCACGTGGGAAAGTTATCTGCCGGGCCGTGTGCTGGTAGGAGCTGGTACAGCCGATGGCGGAACAGTGTACACAGCAGGAAATAAAGGCGGTGAGGAACGGCACACGCTGACCGTTAATGAGATGCCTGCCCATGCTCACGGTGAATATGGTGATTTTGCAACCTCTGCTGAAATACCTTTAGTATCTGATGTTGGTAAAGGCCCGTACATGGGAGGCGCCTATTTTGCGACCAGTAGTGCCGGAAATACAGCGCATTGGGGAAAGCAAATTCAGACTACTTCTGTTGGCGGTACCCAGCCTCATAACAACATGCCGCCATACGGTGTGGTTTACCGCTGGCACAGAATTTCGTAGGAGGGTGAACGATGTCAGCCAAAAACGGATATGTAATTGATGCGGCGGGCAATGCTTTTCCTCTAAATACGCCCAATGCACAGATGATTGAAGGGAAAAAACTCGCAGAGATTCTGCTTGAAATTTACCCTGTCGGCAGCATCTACCTGTCCGTCAATTCAACCAGCCCAGCTTCTCTGTTTGGCGGCACATGGACGCAACTGAAGGGCCGCTTCCTTCTGGCATGCGGCAATAACGGTGATGGTTGGGACTACTCTGCCGGAAGCGTGGGCGGCGAGCCTGCACATCAGCTGACCGCGGATGAAATGCCGTATCACCAGCACTATACTGCGCTTGGTTATGAAAGTGTTTCGGCGGGATCAGATAAATGGGTGGCTGCATGGAATTATTACAACGATGGTGTTTCTGGAAATATCACAGGAGGTGTCGGCGGCAATGGATGGCATAACAACATGCCTCCGTACCTTGCAGTCTACATGTGGAAGAGAGTGAGCTGAGGCATCAGATTGGAGGGAAATAAATGCACAGATTTGATGGATATGACATTGAGCTGACGAGGGGCGATTCCCTCCAGTTTAAGGTCACCATCACAGGACGCGAGCTGCCGGAAGGAACGGCGGCTCTTTTTACGGTCAAAAAGCGTACGCGCGATGAAGAAGCCGTTATTGAAAAACGGCTGCCGGTAGATGAGGCCGGTGTGGTGCTGATCGGTCTGTCCAGTGCCGATACGGATATCACGCCCCGTACCTATTATTGGGATCTGCGCGTGCTGATGCCGCTGGGCGATGGTACTTATGAGGTGCGCACGCCCATGGAATATGCGGCGTTTACCATTTTGGAGGTGGTAGGCAATGTCTGATGGATTCAATGCGGTTGACGGCGAGCTGACGCTGACGCTGGAAGGACAGGCTGTAGGGTCGATCGCCAACAACCTCACTACGGATGTGGAAGGCTACGCACTGGACGCCCGGCAGGGCAAAGTGCTGGACGAAAAGAAGCTGGATGTATCAAAGGTGGCCAACAACCGTACCACCGTGGAGGAGGGCTGGGCGCTGGACGCCAGACAGGGCAAGTGGCTGAGCGAGAACAAGGTGGGCTTTGCTGATGTTGCCAACGATCTGGCGACGGATGACAAGAACAAAGTGCTCTCTGCTGCACAGGGCAAGGCGCTGGACGAGAAAAAGCTGGATGCAGTCAATGTGGTTAACAACCTCACTACGAATGTGGAGGGCTACGCACTGGACGCCCGTCAGGGCAAATATCTGGATGAAAATAAGGTAAGCCGTTCCGACGTGGTCAACGATCTGGCGACAAATGACAGGAACAAGGTGCTCTCTGCTGCCCAGGGCAAGGCGCTGAAGGAGCTTCTGGATGAATATCAAAAGCTTCTGAATCAGAAAACGCCGCTGGAGGGCTACCCCGTTGGCAGCATCTACCTGTCCGTCAATTCCACCAGCCCTGCTTCCCTGTTTGGCGGCACATGGACACAACTGCAGAACCGTTTCCTGCTGGGCGCTGGCAGCAGCTATGCAAATGGAACTACGGGCGGTGAAGCCGCGCATGTGCTGACTGTTGATGAAATGCCTTCCCACAACCACGGTTATCTGGATTACTGGACAGTGGCAAGCGGCGGAAATACTGATGACGGTTCAGGCCTGTATGCAGTGGCGCTGAACGGTGACGGAGGCGGATCTGGCGGGGTATCCAACTGGCGGTCTTACACGGCGAATACCGGCGGCGGAGCTGCCCATAACAACATGCCTCCGTACCTTGTAGTCTATATGTGGAAGAGGGTGAGCTAAATGATGGAGATCTATAACGAGCAGATGGAGCTTATCGAAAATCCTGATCTGTCCCTTGGTTATCTCAAACCCGGCACACGTACCGAGCATCATGAAGCGGTCGAAGGGGTGGAAGAAGTCTGGCACTATGAGACGATTGCCGAATATCCCAACGGCGGTAAGGATGTTGAAAAAGTGATTGATGTTCCGGGTGTGGAAGCAAAGGCTGCATGGGACGAGGAGATCGCCATTCAGATCTATGTGCTCTACACACAGGAAGAACTGGACGCTATCGAAGCGGAAAAGAACAAGCCTACGCTTGAACAGCGCGTTGCAACGCTGGAAGAGAAGGTGGACGGAGAGATGGCTGATCAGCAGGAAGCCCTGCAGATCCTTGGCCTTTAAGGAGGGATGTTCATGGGTAAATGGACTGAAAAGGCGCTGGCGATGCGCAAAACCATGGACAAAGCCGGTGCGATGCTCACCGATGCGCAGGCCAGTGAGGTAACGGCGCTGTACCCGGTGCTGCTCAATGACGGCAGCCTTGTCAAAGCAGGCACCCGCATTAACTGGAACGGGCAGCTCA